AGTTATTAGCAAGCCGGTTACACCATCAAGTGCCCAAGTTGCACCACAAACGTCACACGGTTCTCTAAACGTAGAGACTCAGGACGTAGACGGCTCCACTATCTTTGTGGATCGTAACGGTAAGTCGATTAGAGACTTTGTGTTCTCGTTCAATGAAGACGCATACATCACACAGGATCTATCTGTGCTCGCCTCTCACTTGATTACTCAGCCTATAGATATGGCTTTGCTGAGTGGTACACAGAGCGATGATGCGAATTGGGTGTTCTTCGTGAACAGCGACGGTAATGGCGTGATCCTGAATACTCTCCGCGCTCAGGACATTACTGGGTTTACGCGATGGGAGAACACTGGCGACATCAAAGGCGTGTGTGTTGTAGACGAAGACTTGTATCTAATTGCCGAGCGAACAATCAACAGCGCGACTGTTAAGTTCTTGGAGCGTTGGAACTTCGATCACAAGATGGATGCCTCCATCAAGATAGCCCCTACAGCCTCCCAGACTGTCCTCACAGGCTTGGATTATTTGGAGGGGGAAACGGTACAGATAGTTGCGGACGGCGTTGTACTGCAAGATAGGGACGTCTCAGGTGGGTCTATAACCCTAGAGTCTAGCGAGACAGGATATACCAGCGTTGAGGTTGGTCTAAACTTCTCTATTGAGTTGAAGCCGATGCCATTGAATACGAATGTCGGCAGTGGTCAGAACCAAATGCGCCTCAAGCGCGTGGTAAGAATTAACTCCCGTGTGTATCAGTCTTCTGGTGTGTACGTTAATGGTAACCCGGTGCCGATTAGAGCATTCGGTGCTGCACCAGATACCCCATTGGATAACCCGCCAGACGTACTGACAGGGATTATTGACGATATATACGGTACAGATGGATGGACGAGAGAGGAGGTGCCGGTGTTCACGGTTCCCGATCCAACTCCATTCCATATACAGATGATTGAATTTGAAGTGGAGAGCAGCTAATGGACCCATTCACAGCGGCAGTATTAGCGGTAGTAGCTGTATCAGGTGGCGTTTCTGCAAGAGGCCAGTATGTTTCCGGCAAGGTTCAGGAGCAGGAGCTAGAGCGCCAAGCTGAACAAGAGCGCATTGCCGCAGAGGGCCGTGAGCTACAGCGTCGTGAGGAATTAAACCGGGCACTGGCCGCAAGACAGATGGCTTTGGCTACTTCTGGTCTCGCTGGCGAAGGCACGCCTCAGAGTATTGCCCTTGGAGCGGCTGAAAAAATTGGCATGGGTGAGGGGCTAGAAACCTTGAGCAGTCAATTAAAGCAAGCGCAAATGCGTCGAGCCGGTAAAGAAGCGGCTAGAACAGGCAAGATACAGGCAGCGTCCACGTTGCTGTCCACGGCTACATCAGCGGCTATGTTGGGCGGTGGCGGTGGCGGTGGTGGTGATGCTGCTGGAGGCACTTAATGGCTAAAGAGATAACTTATTACGGTCAGCTACGCCCCACTGGAGTAGATAACTCTACTGCCAGAAGGTTTGAGGCGTTGGCTGGATTAGCCGATCAGGTGCGCAACACTGCTTTTGACTATGGCGCGAAGAGGGCGCAGGAGATTGGTGCTGCCGAAGGTCTGACCGCTGGGCAACAAGCTGCTGAAGTTGGAGAAGACCCAGAGCGTCGTAAGGGATTCCTGTCTACTCTATCTATTCAGGATCAAGCGTATAACGAAGCTATGGAGAATGCGTTTCTAGCGTCCATGCAAGTGGATGTACAAAACGATATCTCTCGTATAGCGGCAGAGAATCCCACCGATTCAGCTAGTTTCTCGGTTCTATCACAGCAAGCAACTAATCCCATTCTGTCGTCTATAAGCGACGAAGCAATGAGGGCGAGGGCGGCACAGACGATAGACAGCATACAGTCTAGCGCGTTAAGACAGGTTGAGTCGGCGGAGATTGCTAAAGACAAGGCTGCGGCTGATGAGCGATTTTCAAACGTGGTCACTGTATCTGGTGATGCGTTAGTCACTGCCGCCAAAGAAGGCGATTTGATAGGTGTCACTACCCAGCAGCAGAACATCATTGACGGGCTGGCTGGTCGCTTACAGCTAGGGACTATCTCGCAGGTACAATATGACGAGGGCGTTAGGAGCGTGGGAATCCTTGCTCAAAACTCTGCATACCAAGGAACGCTACGCGATCAAATGAACGATGGCGATTGGTCTGGTGCGCTACGGTCTATTGAGACCTTGGCCTCTAAGCCATTGAAGGGTTACCGCAATGAGGAGCAAGATGCACTGATTACACTTTTAAGAAGTGATGTCAGCGAGCGTTTGGCGCTTGATAACCAAGCAGATGCCGAAGATCAGCAGAACCTCGCTCTCTCTCAGGAAGCTACTTCTAGTGATTTGTTCCTTGGCATTCTAAACGGAACGGCAGGAACGTCAGAAGTACAAAGAGCTACGGCTACCAGAGGTATATCTTTTAGCCAAGCTAGAGCTTTGCAGAGCACGATTAACACTAGGGGTCAGGGCGTTGACGATATCCAGCTAATTATGGAGATCCAAGACAACATATCCACTAACCCACAAAAGGCGAGGGCGTTAATCATGGCTAACGCCGGCACTCGGTTGACTACATCTACGGCTGAAAAGTTCTATGGTACTGCGTCGGCAAACCTGACGGGTGAAAGCCCATTAAGCACAGGCGAAGCCCAACGGTTCCGCGACTATCTCAAGCGAATGACCGTGGTTACTGGCGCGTTTGCAGCCATTGATCCAGAGGCACAGTCCATGTGGGCTGACCTTGACGTTGTATATTCACAACGAGTGCTTGCCGGTGAGCGTCCATCTGAGGTTGCGTCTGAGTTGGTAGAGGCCAAGAACCTGTCGGGTACATCAAAAGACATAGATGCCCAGATAGACCAACTCAAAGCTAACTTCAAAGAAAGAAAGAACAAATCGAACGAGATGAGCGTAGACGAGTTCACTGCGTCTTATAATAGTTTACTTGCCGAGCAAGAGAAGCTGAGAGCGTATAATGACTTCCGAAGCGATCTATCTCAGATCCTGAAGCGATAAGGATTCCACATGGCTAAAAGCCCATTCGTGACAGCACTAGAAGCGGCTACCGGCAAAGAAGCAAAGCCGAAGTTTGAGCCTGACCTGACTGCCATATCAGAGAGGTATGGCGTTGATCGAGGTCTTGTTGGCGGTATTGCTAAGACTTTGGCGGGTACGACTGTTGCTGCCGGTGGTATTACTGCAAGCGAAGAAGCAGAGGCTGGCATATTGACTGCTGCCCTCTCTCCTGTACTGCGTAAGAACCTTACCAAGATGGTTCAGGGCGAGGAGCTTACAAAGGCCGAGGAGAAGTCTGTTCGCAAGTACATCAGGCAAGTAGAAGAAACTGATGATGCTTTCGGTGCTCGTGAACGTATGCGTATGGCTGAGATGGAAACGCCAGACGTAGAAGTCATGAAGCGTCCGGGCATTGACCCACAACAAATGGTGGGGAGTGTGCTGGTTCCTGTTATGGGTGATCCCAGTATTGCTGGCGCTACGATAAAAAGCGTGGAAGGTGTGCCGCTAGACAAAGATGTAACGCTACATGGTGGGCCTAATTACGCATTAGAAAGTATGTACAGGCAGTCTCCGTCTGGATGGGAGTCTATGTACGGCGCTGCCGCCACTAAGCAAGAGCATTTCCTGCGAGCGCAGAAAGAAAACCCTGATGCAGATGTGCTAGGCGTTTACACGGCAATGGGGCCGGAGTCGATGCTGTTTAACACAATGACTTCAGAGATAGCCCTGCGACAGTTTCCTGCGCTAAAGATTCCCGCAAGAGACATTGAGGCATTTGACAAGAAAATCCGCGCCGTATACCCAGACTTTGCAGGTGTAGAGTCGCCGGATGCGATGGCTCAAGCCATAGGAACTATCCCGGTGACCAATGTTAAGGGCAAGCGGGAGACTGCTGGCAACTTCCGCAAGGGTTTAATCACCGAGATGCGTAAGAAGCTGTGGACTAACAAGGGCTTCCCTGTAATTGATGACATTGTCAGAGCGACAACAGAGCCTGCGCTACGCGACAGCGAGTTAGGCGCTAGCGGTTTCTCTATATTTAGGACTGAACCAGAAGCGGATCTTATTGCTCAATCAAGAACAGCTACCTATGACACCGGAATTCCCGGTCAGTATTACGGTGGCCTACAGAATAGTGTCCCTGCCGCGTTGATGTTCCCACGATTGTGGGCGCGTACAGGCGAGTCTGTCTCAAAGACTGGCGATCCTCTTAACTTTAGCCAGCAGGTAGGTCAATTACGCACCAAAACTCAGGATGGATGGTACGAAGTCGCTGACCAACAATGGGCTGACACGATCAGTCAATACTTAGCCGACCAGTATGACAACATCAAGGTGCAACGAGTAGCCAAGGGTACGGTTGCTGCCGGTACTGTTATCGCATCACCGTTTAGTTTTGCCGATGACAACACCGAGCCTAGCTATCTAAACACTCGTCAAGAAGCGAACCTCACTCCCGCTCAACTAGCCTTACAAGAGCTTAATTCAGAGATGGAGAGAGAGGGTGCCAAAGAAACTGTTGTCCCTCAGACCGGGGATAACCTTGGCTTTATCTTTGATCCCAAGCTGGGCCGTATGCGCCCTCGTACCGCACAGGACGAGAGCACACTAGCACAGGCTATCGCTGCCGATGTCGGTCGTGGAATCACAGAAATACCTGAACAATCACTGTATGGCGCTGTAGACGCTGTAGGAGAGGCTGTACAGGCTTTTGGTGGTGAAGGCGACTTCCAGTTCACGGAAGAAGAATACCAGCCAGAGACCACTACCGGCGCTCTAGCGCGTGGCATTAGCCAGTTCATGGTTGGGTTTATCCCTGCGGTTAAGGGATTAAAGTACGCGGGTATTACGAGCGGAATCACTCGCTCACTAATCGCTGGTGCTGCTGCTGACGCTACGGTATTTGATCCCTACGCGGGGCGGCTGGCTGACTTAGCTAACCAGTACCCAGAGCTACAAGGGCCGCTCACTGATTACCTTGCTACCGATATTAATGATTCCGAAGCAGAAGCTAGATTCAAGAACGCGCTAGAAGGCTTGGCGCTGGGCGGAATGGTTGAGGGCTTTGTAAAAGCTGCCCGTATGATTAAGGGTCGCCAGACAATCAAGGGGCTTGCTGACGATACAGGCCAGAAGCCCAGTGAGTTGATCGACGAAACGATTGATGATGCCAAGTTAGATGACGGTACTGGCGCTGAAAGCCGGGCTATGGTCGAGCTACGAACCAAGCAAGAAGAAGCGGAAGGTGAGTTCATCCCGTTCGAGGACTTGGCGGCACAAGAGAATGTCGGCTTTGTTCTTCCTGAGTTTAAGACTGGGCGGGGCGATGCCAAGCCGGAAGCTGCGGAGAATATCAATCTCAACAACCTAAATACTACTGAAGAAGTAGACGCACTAATCAACCGCGTAGCGGAAACCGATGCTCCTATTATCAATGAGGCAAGACGGCAGAAGGTTCTAAACGATGACTTGCCCAAACTAGCCGATGATCTAGGCATGACGGTTGATGACTTGCTGTCCAGACCGAAGGGCGCGGCGTTTAATGCGGAGCAGATTCTAGCCTCCCGTAAGATTTTGGTAGCGTCTGGTGAGAACCTAGTTCGCATGGCTAAGAAGGCCAATAGCGTTGATGGTACAGAGATGGATCTGGCTTTGATGCGTCGGGCTATGACTCAGCACCGGGCTATCCAAGCGCAAGTATCCGGCATGACTGCAGAAGCCGGTCGTGCGTTACAGCAGTTTCGGGTTGTTGCCGAGAGTTCACGCCTACAAGAGAAGGCTATTAAGGATATCCTAACCGCGAATGGCGGTGACGCATTGAATCGCAAGATGGCACAAATGCTGTCTGATCTGGACGATCCCGCGAAGGTTGGTAAGTTCGTAAGCAAGGCATCTGACGCAACCACGTTGGACAAGCTATACGAAGTTTGGATTAACGGTCTGCTCTCCTCTCCCGCTACTCATGTTGTGAACATTGTTTCCAACATTATGACAGCAGGATTCTCTGTATCAGAGCGCAAGGTAGCATCACTAATCGGTGGCGGTAGAAATATACCGAGGGGTGAGGCTGAAGCGCAGCTAGCTGGCATGATTGCTGGCGCGAGAGATGGTATGCGTCTTGGATGGAATGCACTCAAGACCGGCGAACCAACCGATCCATTGCAGAAGATGGAAGTCGAAAACCATAGGGCAATCACTGGTGAGCAGCTAGGGTTGTCGGGTACGGCTGGTCGATTTGCTGATTACACGGGTGAGGTTGTACGAGTTCCCGGTAGGCTGCTTACTGCGGCTGATGAGTTCTTCAAGGCTGTTGGGTATCGCATGGAGCTAAATGCCCAAGCATATCGGCAGGTGTTTAACGAGGGGTTAGATGGTGACGCGGCTGCGGCTCGGATTATGGAGATAATCGAGAATCCTCCCGAGAACATCAAGATGGCTGCTACCGATGCAGCTAGATACCAGACGTTTACCAACCGACTGCCCGAAGCCAAAATGTCTTGGGTTGCAGAGATTGGGCAACTGGCTGAGAAGGCTAGACACGCTCCTGCATCTGGCCCATATGTACGGGTTATCGTGCCGTTTGTAAGAACGCCCACAAACATTATGAGCTATCTGCTGGAACGGACTCCTTTGGCCTACACATCGCAAGCGGTGAGAGAGGACATTGCCGCTGGTGGTGCGCGTAAGGACTTAGCACTGGGCAAGATTGTTACCGGCTCAATGGTCATGGCGGTAACTGCCGAGTTAGCGATGGCGGGGCAGATTACTGGCGCTGGGCCAACACATCCCAAGATGCGAAACATCTTGAGAGAGACAGGCTGGCAGCCATACTCAATTAAGGTGGGCGATACTTATTACGCCTACAACCGACTAGACCCCATCGGGGGGCTGTTAGGTTTGGCTGCGGACATGACCGAGATTATGGGTCAGACCACAGAGGCAGAAGCTAGTGAAGTGGCTTTGGCTGCGGTTCTATCTATCACCCAGAATATGGCAAGCAAGACATATCTGAGTGGGGTGTTCGATTTCGTTGAGGCATTCTTTGGTGCCAGCACAGATCCAGAGGCCAGCAACTGGAAGCTGAATAATTGGCTCAACAGATTAGGCGGGTCAATGGTTCCATCCTTCGTTGCGGCTATAGAGCGACAGGTTAGCCCTGAGATCAGCGCAACCTACGACATGATAGACCGTATCAAGTCTAGGATTCCCGGCATGTCAGAAGGACTCCCACCCCGTAGAAATATCTTCGGGGAAGTCATTGTGCCTTCTGGTGGATTAGGGCCAGACATCATCTCGCCCATCTACACTAATGAAGCCAAGGACAATCCTGTTGCTGACGAAATGGTACGGCAACAAGTGCCTATTGGAATGCCGAGACGCACAGTCAATGGTGTAGAATTAGATGCAGAGCAATACGATCAATACATCCTTTATTACGCGGGAGAGGGCTTAGGGAAAGGTATACCTAAGCTGAAGACCGCACTCGGTAATCTCGTAAAGTCTGCGGGTTATCGGACTGCGACTGACGGGCCTGATGGCGGCAAGAGTCTTTTGATTAGATCCATTTTCGCCAACTACAGATCCGCTGCACAGAAGAAACTCTTTGAAGAGAATGCGGAATTGAACCAAGCAAGAATCAATGCTTTGGAAGAAAAGCAAAGAAAACTCACAGGTAGATCACTATGACGGTAACGAATACGACTGCTCGTAACCAATACACTGCTACAGCAGGGCAGACTGTTTTTGCGTACACGTTCGAGGTGTATAACAAGAATGACTTGGCTGTATTACAGAACGGGACAGCCTTATCAGAGGGTAGTAACTACTCGGTGTCGGGTGTGGGGAGTGATACAGGCGGAAACATCACGCTGACTGTTGGCGCTACTGCCGGTGACATCATTACTATCTATCGGGACATGGCACTAGAGCGTCTAACCGACTACCAGAATAGTGGTGACTTCCTAGCTGCCGAGGTTAACGAGGACTTTGATAGACTCTGGTTGGCTGCTCAACAGGCTGCGACAGATAACGATAGAGCGATTGTTAAGCCAGTTACCGATCTTGATTCTATTAGCATGTTGTTGCCATCTGCCTCTCTACGCGCCAATAACTTTTTAACTTTTGACTCTACCGGGGCTGTCAATGTAACTAAGGCAGGTGATCCTAGTTCACCTTCTACAATTGTAAGGGAAAGGTTTACGGGCAACGGTTCAACAACTGTATTTACATTAGCATCTGCGCCCGGAGGATCTGGTCAGTCGGTGCAAGTATTCATTGACGGGGTATACCAGCAAAGCGATACCTTCAGCGTTTCGGGAACATCTCTGACATTTACCGAAGCCCCGCCATTAAATTCATCAATCGAGGTGGTGTCTTTCAAGGTTACAAGTATTGGCGCGACTACCGCAAACCTGGTCGCGTACACCCCATCTTCGGGGTCGGATACCGATGTTCAGACTCAACTTAGAGAAATTGCCTCTACTGCAAAGACAAACATTCTTCAGTTAACAGATGGCGTTACCGCTCCCTCTACGGTTTCTGGTAATGCGAGCATTTATATTGATTCTTCTGACGGCGACCTGAAAATTAAATTTGGTGACGGCACAGTTAAAACCATCTCAACTGACACATAGGGCAGATTATGACTATTAAAAAGCTAGGCGGTATATTTGGCCGCAACCCAACATTTAACGAAGTAACTATTGACGGCCCTATAACGGCTAATGGCAACATTGTCATGGCTAACGGGAAAGGCATTGATTTCTCTGCCACCTCCGGCACTGGCACCTCTGAGCTATTCGATGATTACGAGGAGGGGACTTACACCGTATCTTTGCACGATAGTTCTTCTGGTGGTAACGCATCTTCAACAACAACTACAGGATACTACACTAAGGTTGGTCGTGTCGTTACTTGTAGCTTTGCTTCTTTAGCCAACATCAGCACTGCTGGTATGACTTCAACAAGTGTTCTTTATATGTCTCTGCCATTTAGTGCAGCACAAAGTGCCTCTGGTTCAATGGCGATCTCTGTTGTGAGTGCAAGACAGGCGTCAGGTCAAGGGTATGTTGTTCCTGTCGTTGTATCAGGAAACAGCCGAGCAAGGTTCTTTGGCTGTCAATCTGATAATGCAAACGCAAGTATTCGTCCCGCAGAACTAACATCAGGCACAAGTGATTTTGAAGACTTCACTATGACCTATATCGCATCGTAGGAGTAGCAGATGGCCCTTACTAAAATTTCATATTCTCTAGTCAAAGGCGACACTGTAAGTGTTGTTGACTTCGGGGCTGATCCTACTGGCACGACAGACGCCACAACGGTTATTCAGTCAGCAATCGACAGTGGTGCAAAGGCTGTTTATTTCCCTGCTGGGACATACAAGATTACAAGCCAGATTGATTTAGTATCGGATCAGGTTTTGTTTGGTGATGGCCAAGAGCAATCAATTATTTCTGTGTCTGGGTCATCATGGGCTGCAACAAATGCATTGTCTGGTGAAGATACTGGCAATGTAGAAATTAGAAACCTTGGTTTTGTTGGTGACAGCCATGCTTCTACAGCCGCAGTTGTTTACTTAGAGAACACTGGTGCAGCTAAACTTGTTGGGCCTAAGATTACAAACTGCTCATTTACTTCTTTGAATGGCTATGGGGTTGTTCAAGTTCAGGGCCCAATTACAGGAAGTGATTGGACAACAACAACTGAGCCATCATCTTCTTGGAATGCGTTTGAGAATACAATTATATCAAACTTGCTATTCACAGATTGCACAGTTCCAAACGCAACATTTGCCTATGCTGCATTAGCTTTATCAGCTGTTCGTAGGTTCAATGTTGATGGTGTTATGATTGTTAATTGTGAAGAACGTGGGATAAGTGCTGGGTATTTTACTGACGGTGTAATTTCAAACTGCAATGTCCAAACAACAACAAACGGCAATGCGTCATCTAACCCACACAGCATATACATCCGAACAGCAAAACGGTTCTCTGTTTCAAATTGTGCAATAAACTTAAACACAACCCTTGGGTCTGCCTGTGTTCGTTTGAGCCGTGGTGCTTACTATGGAACTATTTCCAACATCCAAGGGTCAACAGCATCTACTGGATCGGGCCGAGGTCTTATGTCTCACGGTGCTAACGACATCGTTGTGTCTGGTTGCCACTTTGTTAGCTCTGGAGTTGCTTGTCAGATTGCTGGTCATGGTTCTGTAAGTGGAACAGATGGCACTTCTGACCCTAGCTTTGCTGATGCTAATAATATTATCGTAAGTTCTTCTTACTTTGAGACAACTGGCGATGTTCAAACGTTCTATGCAAATGCTGTTGCGGTTGGAACTGGTGAGCCAAGTCAGCCCGAAATGAAGAATGTTCGGATCGAGGGTTGTCAGTTTGTAAACGACACAACTGATACGGATCAAATCGCATTGCTAGATATTGGCGATCAGGCTGTATTTAGTGACTGCAAATTCTTTGGTAGTGATCCACAGGCGGCTGTACTGTTAGATCGGGATAGTCGTATTGATAGTGCTGACTTTGCTTGGCACTTTGAAAACTGTGAATTTACATCAGGCACAGAAACCACAACATCAGATGCGGGTGCTACTCATGGGAGTGCTTTTACTACAGTAGGTATTCTTTATGATAACAATGTTACTAGCAATGAACTGTATGTTTCTGATTGCAGATTTAAGAATTGGTTTACTGGCCTTGGGATAAACAATGGTCAGGTTGTAAACATCGAAGGATCAACATTTACAGATGTGTACTCAGGAATAAGAACTGAGGGGGCATCAAGTTCCAAGGTTTATATTTCTCGTAATAGCTTCTATGTTGATCCAGCAAACGGGGCTTGTGTTCACTTTGGCGTAGCAAACACAACGGCTACAGATTACAGCTATGTAACTCACAATGTGATGAGGGCTGTTACTGGTCGTGGGTTGTTGTTTGATAGTGTGACTTACAAACTTTTGTATGTATCTCACAACAACTACGATGGCTCTTCTAGGTTCATTCAAGATTGCCCTGACGTTGCAACGATTAAAGTTACTCACAACTTGGTCACTGAAGGTGCTGCTACATCACTCCCAGCCAATCCAATAGATCAATTTAACTACGGAATAACCTAATACCCTTCGAGGGTGGACAGGCCCAATAGGGCGATAAAATAAGGAGGCCATATGGCACTTTCAGAAGAAACATTGAACGACAAGATCGAAGTAGTACAAATTGCTGCTGGTTATCCAGTAGTACAGGTTCGTACTGCGACGATCATCAAGCGTGACGATCAAGAAATATCAAGAAATTTCCACCGTCATGTACTGACACCAGATGCTGATTTGTCTGGCGAAGACGCTGACGTTGCAGCAATTGCTAATACTGTATTCACGGCTGATGCACAGGCTGCATACGCCGCCGCACAGGAGGTTGAATAATGTCTGGAGTAGTTACTAAAAGCATCACTGCTGAAAACACGTTCAGCGATACAATGAAGACTCAAGGTTACTTTAACCTGTCTATCTCTGGCATAGCTGGTGGTACGATAGTGACGGTACAAAAGCAGTCTGGCGTTGACGGCACCAACTGGACGAATGTCGATACATTCACATCGGATATTGAAACCTATGGTTTTGAAGCTGAACGGCAAAATTATAGAGTGGGAGTGGAGACAGGCAACTTCGGCTCTGGCACTTGCAAGGTTCGTCTTGGCTGCAAGTGGATCGACTATCTCTCATCATGAGCGACAGCCTCCTCACTAGGATCGGTGTCTCTGGGTACAACAAGCCGAAGAGAACACCCAAGCATCCAACTAAGTCACACGTTGTTGTGGCGCAAGAGGGTGATAAGACCAAGACTATACGCTTTGGTCAGCAGGGTGTGAGCGGCTCCTCTCCCAGTGAGGGTGAGTCAGCGGCGGCAAAGGCACGTCGTAAGTCGTTCAAGGCGCGTCATGCTAGGAATATCCGCAAGGGTAAGATGTCTGCGGCATTCTGGGCCGATAAGGTGAAGTGGACGTGAGCAGAGTAAACGAGGCTGGAAACTACACGAAGCCAACGATGCGTAAGAACCTGTTTGACCGCATCAAAGCTGGTGATAAAGGCGGTAGTCCGGGGCAGTGGAGTGCGCGTAAGGCTCAGATGTTAGCTCGGCAATACAAAGCCAAGGGCGGAGGATATCGAGATTAAAAAGTCGCAGAAGTCCCTGCTGGATTGGGGCAAACAGAAGTGGCGCACTAAGTCTGGCAAGCCATCGACTCAAGGGTCTGAGGCTACCGGCGAGCGGTATCTACCCGAAGCTGCGATCAAGAAGCTGACGGCTGCTGAGTACGCTAGGACTACCAAGGCTAAGAGAAAGGCTATGAAGAGGGGTGAGCAGTACGCCTCACAACCGAAAGATGTAGCAAGCAAAACTAGGAGATTTACCTAATGGCTTACGGTTCAATGAAGAAGCCCAAGAAAGGTTTGTACGACAATATGATGAAGAAGCGCAAGGTCAAGAAGGTCAAGGCGTATACATCGTAATGGATATGAATACAGCCTTCGACGTAGTTCTTGGTGGGCTGATGTTATTAGCGGGTTTCTTTATGAAGATATTTTGGGACATGCTACAAAGCACACGCAAGGAGCTACACGACATGGAGCGCAGATCAACCGAGACGTATGTGCGCCGGGATGATTACCGCATCGACATGGACGAGTTGCGAGATATGTTCACTCGCATCATGGACAAGCTGGATCAGAAGGCGGATAAGTGAGCATCTTTGCTAGTGTCATCGGGCCGGTTGCCGACTTAGGTAGGACGTGGCTAGAGGGTAAGGTTGCCAAGACCAAGGCCAAGGCTGAGGCTGAAGCCGCGGTTATGATTAACCAATCCAAGAGCGCGGCTGACTGGGAAACTGCCATGGCTAGGGCTAGTAACACTAGCTGGAAAGACGAGTGGATCACCATTCTGTTTTCCATCCCATTGGTTCTGGCGTTTGTCCCATCTGCGGTTCCGTATGTGCGTGAAGGCTTTGAGGTTCTATCGACCATGCCAGACTGGTATCAGTACGGGTTGTCCGTAATCATCGCCGCATCCTTCGGGGTGAGGGGAGCCATCGGCATAATGAACAAGGTTAAGAAGTGATGCCGTTACTCAAGGGTAAAAGCAAGAAGGTTGTTCGTCGGAATATTCGCACATTATTGAGCGAGGGCAAGCCACAGAAGCAAGCGGTTGCTATCGCGTACTCTAAGGCGAAGAAGTAATGGAATACTTATACTTCAAGCGTGAGGACTTCGACTGCCAAGAGACTGGCGAGAACGAGATGGATCCCGAGTTCATCCGCAGGGTCGATGAGTTACGCTCCGCTGTTGGTAGACCGCTGTACGTTACGTCGGGCTACCGCTCTCCCCGTCATAGCATAGAGGCGAAGAAGTCAAAGCCCGGCACTCATGCTCAGGGTATTGCTTGTGACATCGCAGTGGCTAATGGCGTGGAACGCAGGCAGCTAGTGAAGCAGGCGTTTTATCTGGGGTTCAAAGGCATCGGTGTAGCGAAGACATTTGTACACGTAGATACCCGCGAGACAGAACCCGTGTTATGGGTTTACTGAGGAATGATCCTTGAGGCTGTTGCAGCGGTAACGACTGCGTGTAAGGCGCTGGAGATGGCTGCGGGAGCGGCTAACAACATCGAGTCGCTAGGTGTCTTCATAGGAAGAATGGGCGCTGCAGAGTTCGACCTACAGCGCGCCAAGAACAGCACCAGAAGCATGAGCGAGGCTGAAGCTGCCAAGGCGGTGATGGCTGAGGAGATGGTTCGACAGTCCAGAGAAAACATCTACAACGTGTTCCTCGCTACCAATCGGCTCGACTTGTGGAACGACATGCAACGGAAGATGGCCGACGCAAGGAAGGCTCGGCAGGAAGAAATCAAACGGCTAGAGGCGCTGAAGAAGAAGCGGCGCAAGCAGATGATCGAGATTCTGATTGTTATATCAATCGCTCTCGGTCTGGTTCCAATCGCAATAGGCTTGGTGATCTGGTGGGCTACATCTTAATCATGATCGTCGGTATCGTGTTTGCGGTCTGGCTGGCTTCGATATTAGTCTAGGCCAGATGGCTTGGGCCATGAAGTCCTGTTGAACAACCGGCGTATCCGATCCTTCGTGCTCCCCATTACGTTGGCTATCTCCCTTGTGCTTTTGCCCTGTAGCTGCAGTTCGTGTATCCGATGCTTCTGCTCTGCGTTGAATAGGTTGGTATCTACCTTCGCTAGACGGTACGCGATATAACTATTACGCCATCGCTCGCTGGTTTGTATGGCAACCATCAACATGTCTGGCCTCGTCGCTTCGCATTCGTGTGCCTCGCTAGACAGCTCTTGCATCGTTGAGTTGCTCCCTTCGTTAGTTCTGCCATCGGGAATATTCCCTTGCAGTTCATGCAAACCTGCATGTCCCTTGGTACGCCATACGGTATTTGGGTTATCTTGTTACCTTCCGCAAGCCATTTCTTTAGCGCGTCATTCATCCTCTGTTTTCCTTTTGTACTATGGCAAACCCTACGTTGCCAAGTTTAGATTTGATCGGGAACTGCGGGCCAAGCAGGTCATCTACCCTGTCGGTTTCTTGCTTGATCCAAGACGGTAGATTCTCAGGGCACTTCACCTTCACACCGTTGTACTCAACCCCGTGTTTGTATTCCAAGTAACGGGTGGCGAGCATCTCGTTCTCACTGGTGCCGTTAGTTCTGCCCTCGCTCCCCTCGCTCTTTGATGTGCTCAGTGCAGTGATCTGGTTTCTAATATCCTTGGGGGTGGGGAAGTGGTCGAGCTTCTCTACTAACAAGCCCATAGCCTCCTGCATGAGAGCGGGGCTGTCGCGGCAGAACGCTTTGTAATGAACGTCACCCAGTCCATCGGGCCAGTCGCGTTTCTTGAACGGATGCAGTTGGAAGAACGGTCGGTACAGTGCAGTGAATTCTTGTTTTTCAATCATGTGTTTCCCCTGTTGAAGTGCGCCAGTTGGCGGCGTTGATGTGTGAATGGTCGCGGGCACAAGCACACCACCTATCTCTCTATCCCCGAAGGGGGGCTGACGCTGGCGCACCGCCTGCCCGGAAAGTTCCCGCCTACTTAGTCTACCAGCGATTGACTAATTTCCATCGACTCTTGAGAACGGATGACTTTTTATCGTAGCGATGTCTTCCCATCTTCTCCCAGTCAACTAAGACCGTTAGCTCATCGTTAATCCAGCAACCTTCTTCGGTGTAGTGTTTCTTCGTGTAGAAATACGACCGCTTCATGTCAGGATTAGACTCGCATGACTCATCCGTTAAAACGATCTTCCCACCGGCTTTGTTCTTTATGTGAGCGACAGCATCCGCCAAGGCTGGCGTGGTGAACGTCATTGCTGCGATGATGATTATAAGTTTTCTCATTGTCTTTCCTTAAAACGGTATGTCTTCGTCTAGTGATTCAAACGGATTTGACTGCGGCTGTGCTGGTCGAGACTTGTTTGGATCAGGCTTCCAAGTATCGACTTCTGCGTACCACTTATTACCTGACTTCGCCTCCTTCACCTGAAGGTTGATCCATTCGTCTGGCATACCTTGCAACCAGTCAATGACTTCCTGCCGCTTGATACTCAGCCCAAACTTAACGAAGTCTGGCGCGTTGTCCTTGGGTGGCTTGACGTACAAGCCCTTTGCAAAAACCTTATCGCTCATTGGTTACTCTCCTTTACGAGTTTATTGATATATCGCCGGGTCTGGCTTTGAAGTAGCGACCACGTCGCCACGGTTCGCTCCTGATCAGTTACGAGGCTCGCCCAGATCTCTAGGATCTTCTGGCTGTTCTCGTTCTGTACCGCTAGTACAAGTTCATTGGCTACCATCTTGTCATCCTCTGTTGGGATAGTGGCTTTGTCCTCTGACTGCACGTCAGCCATAACACCACGGCGCTTATCGAACTGCTCGGGTGTCATCTTGGAATCAGAGTACAGGTATCTAGCGATCCCAAAGGATACAGCAGCGCGTTTGAATGCGTCACTGAATCCGCCCTTGTCGCCTTCGATTGAGGTCTCACCGGCACCATCTGACTTGGCTATCCATTCCCCATCTATTTTGAGAGAGAGGGTGCAGCAGTAGTTGCCGCACACTTCCGAGAAATGGGTTTGCCAGTTCTCAGTACCGACGACTTCATCCAATCGGCTCTGAACCTGTCGCGCATCAACGTAGGACAGCATCTTGCCGCCCGGCCCTTTGCGTTCCTTCACTTCCCCTTTGGGCCACGGCCTACTAAGCGCGTGGTATATTTCACTTGCTGCTGACATGGTCAATTAACTCCCTTAATTTTTTGTGCATGAATTCTCGACGTTCCTGAGTACCCCTTGGTATCTCGCATCCTTCAATCTCTTTTTGGATGTCCTCGCCAGTGCGCTTAGGCACTAGCTCATCATCCGAACCTAGATCATCCTCGAACATATCTGACTTAACGCGTCCCATTATCGAACCTCCGTTACTACGCCAATGACTCGACCGCGCTGGATAATGAAATACTGACCGGCGGGGTTGCCGTTGATTACGTCGGCATCTTCCAGACCGCCATGAACGTCTGACTCTCTACCGTTGTGCGGGTGCTGTTTGATTTCCAGATTGTCTTCACGAATCCAGAAGTCAACGAGGCGATCCATCTCGTCGCGGGTGTCGGCAATGATGCCGTTGTCGAAGGACAGGTACTCATCCATGCCAAACCAATGCAGGTTGAACTGGGTGTCGTTGTCCTCAACTTCATCCATCTCGTGAACGTAATCATCATCTCCCCACATGCGTTGGAAGTTAGGATCGGCTGAGATGGGTCTGTCTGGTGTGTCGTACATATCGTTTTCCTCTGTTGTTGAAGCCATTAAACACTATCCTTTTATGTATATCAACCTTTTAATCTAATTATTTTTAGTGTACTGTTGGCAGTCAACAGGAGATATGAAATGAATCCAGAAGTATTTGAAAGGTTAAGGGTGAAGGCTGGCGGCGTGAGCGCGTTGGCTAGGGCGTGTGGAACATACCCACAACAGGTTCAGCATTGGCGGCGGAATGGTGTACCATCCATGCATGTGGTTAGGTTGTGCCAAGTTTCCGAAGGCGAGGTTAAACCTTACGATTTAAGACCGGACATCTTCTTAGAAGGCTGGACGGTATAGTTTGTGGTCGGCTCCCTTCCCGCCCCTCCTCCCCTGTTGTTGGGAGTCGGCCCTCTTTTACGGTTTGTCCTGCACCGAAAGCAGCAGAGGCTTGTACGCAATTACGTACGGGTGCCGGTGGTTAACCGGCTGGACAAAATGACCAAGACAATTTGCTCGAGGCTGCGCGTCTTAGTAGGAACGCGAAACTGAACACTCGTTAATGGTGGCAAAAACCCTCTCCCCCAGTTGATATATGGGCTGAGAGGTGGGCAACGTCTGGGCCAGCGTGGAAATGGTCGAGTGGAAATACAGCGAGTAATACAGACAAAGATTAGTATGGGCCACCAAACCCTACTAAATGTCACGACGTGGGAGAGAGAAAATGGATCGACCGGATCGACTAGATCAGATACTGACCAGATTGAGTGAGCGAATTAATGAGTGGGAGGGGGCGAGTCGGGAAGCAATCGAGGCGGAAACTGCTTTCAAGAGCTTTGAAGCTGCTAGTCAGAAAGCACATATGGACGCAGGGTCGAGTGCTGCTAAGGCGCAAACAGAAACACGATCAACGGGGGAGTGGGCCAACCACTATCGAGCAGTCCAGCAAGCCAGTTTGATGGCCGAGAAGCTGAAGAAGCAGATCATGCTCGGGCAGTTGATGTTCGACGCAGAGCGCACGAAGCAGGCTAACCAGCGCCGCATTGTCTGATGGCGAAGAAACCCACAAGCGCAACACTTCGCGCTAAAGCATTGAAGACGCTACAAAAACTTGCCAGAATCAGCGCGGCTGATGACTCGGGATTCGCTGCTTGCGTATCTTGTGGCAAGATTCAGCACTACAAAGAGATGGATGGCGGTCACTTCATACCGAAGGGATCATCGTCCAGATGGGCGCTGGAGGAACAGAACGTCCACCCACAGTGCCGAGGCTGTAACGGCTTCGGGATGAAACACGGCAGCGCAGAGGCGCAGTATACGATCTGGATGATTGACTGGTATGGCAAAGACGCAGTCGAGCACATGCTTTCAACGAAGAAAGACCCGATCAAATTTTACGCGGCAGACTACCGCGACATGATTGCCGACTGGGAAGAACAGATCAAAGCGCACGAGCGTCGAGTGGGTGAGCGCAGATGAGATCACCACGCGCTGTTGCACAGGACATGGTCAAGGCGATGGATGCTGCGATGAAGCAGGTTTGGGACGCTGAAAACAAGAAAGAATCTGATGAGGGACTGAAACGGCAGGTGTTTGCACACGTCTGCAACAACTACGCAAGGCGTGGAGGATTATATGGGACGAGCCAAACTACCAGTGGATCACCAGATATTCGCTGATGAGTTCTCTGCAATCGGCGCTCAGGGGATGGCGAGCCGGTACGATGTAGGAATTAGAAACGTATTCTTGCGAAGGCGTAGGGCTGAGGAGGCACTGGGCATGACCATTTCCGTGCCAGCACACTTATCCAAAGACAAGAATCCCCGACCGTCAGTTCGTCAGGTTCTAAAGGTCAAGAAGGATATGACCATACTTGTAGGATCGGACGCACATTACGAAATCAACACCGTGACCACTGCGCACCTTGCCTTTGTTGAACTGGCAAAACAGCTTCAGCCTGACGTTATCGTCCTGAATGGCGATCTATTGGATGGCGCAAGCATTAGCCGACACGCTCCAAACGGATGGGAGGAGAGGCCAACGGTCGAGCAGGAACTGAACGCTGTTCATCAACGGCTGGAAGAAATCGAGAAGGCGTCACCAAGTTCCAAACGCTACTGGGTGATGGGTAACCACGACTCTCGGTTCGATATGAAGCTGGCTGACGCTCTGCCTCAGTACAAAGGGGTGCCGGGTTTCAGCCTACGCGAGCAGTTCCCAGCGTGGATATTCTCAATCAGCCTTTGGATCGAGGGTGCAGAGCGGCCAATCATGATCCGGCACAAGCCAATAGGCGCTGCCATCACTGGCGGACACAGGACGACGCTGATGTCTGGAACACATACTGTCTCAGGCCACACCCATCACCAAGAAGCGAAACCGTTTTCTGATTACACTGGCACGAGGCTCGGCATTCAACTGGGTACGATGGCGGAGCCTAACCAACCGACGTTTGATTACGCAGAGGACGCGCCCAAGAACTGGTCATCTGGCTTCGCAGTGTTGTCGATCAAGAACAACTTTCTGCTGCAGCCTGAGTTCGTGAGGGTTCATGGGCATCATGCTGCTGGTGAATACGAGTGGCGCGGAGACATTCATCAGGTAGACTTTGAATGATGAAAGAGATAGAGCCGGTTGAATATATCATGGCAAACCAGTTGAATTTTTTGTCGGGTAGGGTGGTCAGTCTGCTGACTGAATACGCTAGAACCAAGGACATCAAGCTGCTGGAAGAAGCCTGCAACGACCTTGCAACTCTCACAGCGAGAGAGAGATTCATCGAGGAGAGATTTGATGCCTAACGTTTTGGTTGAAGACCTACCTGAAAACTGCCAAGTGACAATAATCATTTCGGAGTTGGTGGATATTGACGATCCAAACCCACCGGCAGAGAAGCCGGAGGATCAGGAGCGGGATAACGTGTGGCTGGTTAGCAAGAAGGCTGCAGATTGAGATAGTCCTTGTGGACTCCTTCACATACGCGCTCGATGTATTGCCGTTCCTCCATTACTTCGTTCTCATAGTCGCTGTTACCGGCAATAAAGAAGCCGACGATCAAGAGCAGGGCGAGTGGGTAACGTAGTTTCATGATGGATCTCCCAACTGCTCGGCGCGTTCAATGGCGTATTGCTCTGCCTCTGCGTCGGACATCCCTAAATCTAGGGCTTCCTCGAATAATTGCTCTAGCAGAATTTCGTTGTAGTGGTTAGACATCTAATCCCCTTGGGCCGCTTACGCGGCCTTTTGTGTTGCATACTCGTTAACGAAGTTAGATAGGTTGCCATCGTAAACCACGTTGAAAACATCGCTATCGTAAGACTGCCGCTTGTAGGCGACGACGGACCAGATTCCTGCTTTCTTTTCTAAGTCATACCGGTATTCGGTATCGCCATGCCAGTCGTGGCTCTTGGTCATTTCGGCATTCTCGTTTGCCCAAAGGAAGCAAGGTAGGAATTGCCGTCCACTGATCCGCATGAGGTCAATAGCGTCGCGGAAGTATTCAGCAGCACCAGACAGATAACCGTCATAGTGGATGTAAACGGTAGACGTGTTGAGTGGGGTTTTGATTTGGTATGTAGCTCGTGTAGACATGTTGCGTTCTCCTGTTGTGTGAAGCCATTAAAAAGGAATCTTTCATAGGAGTCAAGGGGTATAACAAAAAAAAGTTAAATTATTTTTCGCAAGTAATGTACAATAAGTGCTTGCTATCCGTTAATCATCTATGGTATTTGGCGACACATGGCAGATCATCGACACAAGATCCCCAAGAAGGATCAAGCAAAACACTTCCCGAATTGGGATCACGGCGGTAAGGGTGACAGACCCAGAATCGCTGGACGACTGAACAACAACTCACCTAAATACCAAGACGGGTGGGAGAGGATATTCGGGGGTAAACGTGGCGAGGACTAGAGCACAAGAGAACCGCGCTATACGCCAAGAAGCACTCAGGGAGCAGTTAGCGGGGCAGGGTCATGTCCAGCATGTCGTTGATATAACAGAGAAACTTTGCAATCTGGGTGACGACTTAGACCAACTAGCAGTTACTAGGCTAAAGGCTGCTGCTGATATCAAGATGAAACTCATTGGTAAGTACATTGGGGATGTAAAGGCAGTAGAGATAACAGGAGAGGGTGGGGAGTCCTTAACCATCAACGTGCAGTCTTTCAAAGATGCCTAGTATCTCTATCCCGAATGAGTGGGCACCGCGCCCGCATCAGCTAGGACTGTTCAAAGCCTACGACGCAGGCACCAAGAGGTTCTGTGTGGTGTGGCATCGACGTGCAGGCAAGGACTCCACGGTACTGAACCTGTCGGCTAAGGCAATGCTAGAGCGGGTGGGTACATATTGGCACCTGTTCCCCTATCAAACCCAAGCCCGGAAGGCGATATGGAACGGAATAGACTCGCAGGGCAGGAAGATACTAGACCAAGTATTCCCGCAGGAGATCCGCAAGCGTACATCCTCACAGGAAATGCTGATCGAACTGGTAAACGGCAGCACATGGCAGCTGGCAGGATCAGACAACTATGATTCCTTGGTAGGTAGCAACCCAGTGGGGGTGGTGTTCAGTGAGTGGAGTCTATGTGATCCGAACGCATGGGCATACATCAGGCCGATACTTGCAGAAAACGATGGGTGGGCTTCGTTCATATACACGCCACGGGGCAAGAACCACGGCTACTCGCTCTACAACATGGCTCGCAAGTCTGATGACTGGTACTGCGAGAACCTGACGGTAAACGACACCAAGAGAGAGGACGGATCGCCGGTCATCACGCACGAGATCATCGACCAAGAGCGTGCGGAGGGCATGGAAGAAGCACTGATACAGCAGGAGTTCTACGGGTCGTTTGAGTCACAGATCGCGGGAGCGTACTACGCAGACCAGATAAGCGCAGCCAAGGATCAGGGGCGCATCGGTAGACTGCCGATAGAACCCTCACTCCCTGTTCACACTGCTTGGGATTTAGGCATAGCGGATGCAATGAGTATCTGGCTGTTCCAATCGGTAGGCAAAGAGATCCGGCTTGTCCACTACTACGAGGCCACAGGCAAGGGGATGGAGCATTACATCCAGTACCTGAACCAGTGGGCCAATACGAATGGGGTGATGCTAGGCACACATCTAGCACCGCATGATATCGAGGTGAGAGAGCTTACATCTGGACGATCACGCAAGGATGTGGCTAGGCAGATGGGTATAGCGTTTCGCACTGTGCAACGCCCACGAGTAAAGGCTGAAGGCATACAGGCTGTGAGGCGCATGTTCCCGAGGTTCTGGATAGACGACGAGAGAGCGGAGCAGGGATACAACTGCGTCGCATCATATCGACGTGAGTGGGATGAGAAGGCTGGTCGGTTCAGGGATAACCCGGTACATGACTGGGCATCACACGGAGCCGATGCACTGCAAACCCTCGCACTCGGGTGGAGAGAGAGTCTTTCACCGGCACACATGCAACGAGCACCACAGACGGCTAAGGTAAACTTCAATGTCTTCGGGTAACTACTATGTCGTATTCACGAACAGCCGAGATCATTGGTGGTGTAGGTTCTTGCACCCTGACTATCAGCACTGCTATCTAATCAAGGCGGAAGCGGGGCGATGGATTGTGTACGGCAAGACCACAGACGGGCTAGACCTGTTCACGCTGCCAGACTTCAGTGCATCCGCTGGTAATATGGTCGTGGTCAAGGCTGAGGTCGAGGATAATCAGCGAGGTTTATTCATGCTCAACACTTGTGTGGGTCACATCAAGCACGCGCTAGGGATACGCAATCCGTTTATTCTTACGCCATACCAACTACATAAACATTTAACGAGGCACTAACTATGAAGAAGCCAAAGAAGCCAGAACCAACAGCCAGAGAAGTAGCGGTTACTGCACGACAGGAACGCGCACTGGATGAGGAAATAGCAGAGGAAGAAGGACGCTTGCGAGCACAAAGACGGGGCCAGCTGGGTACTCGTTCACTGTTAGCGGGAGCGCCGACAACCCGAAGGGCTGCGGCATCAGCAATGGGAAGGGGTAGAGCAGCAACTGCTAGGCCATCAATACCTGCAGCAACACGAGCAAGCATCTTGAGCGGTATCAATGTGAGGGGTATCGGGGGTGGCATGTGAAGTCGCCTAAATACCTTGGCTCAGTCAAGGACATGAAGCGCAGAGAGAAGCGAGCGTTTGATACTGAGGGCATGTGGCACGACCAGATGTCTGATGTGTACGAATACTTCCTGCCTCAGCGTAACCTGTTCGAGACGGAGAACACGGGGCAGAAGAAGATGGATCGCATATTCGATTCCACCTCTCTCACTGCTATTCAACAGGCTGCTAGTAAGTTGCAGGAGAACATTGCTCCGATACAGGCGCGATGGGCTGCCTTCCAACCCAGCAACGAGGTCTTAGAGATACTCGATCAGGGTGAGGTGGGTGTCACTGAGCAACAGATACGCGAGAACCTCGACAAGCAGGCGAACATAGTCTTTGACTACATCAACCGCAGTAACTTCGGTACTCAGTTCTACGAAGCTGCGCTGGATCTGCTGATCGGTACAGCTACGCTACGCATCGACGAGACCGATGATGATATGAACCCCATCGTATTCCACTGCATACCGCAGAAGGGCATAGCGTTTGAGGAAGGGCCATTCGGTAACATCGAAACCCATTGGCGTAGGTTCAACGTCAAGGCTCGTTTGCTTGAGCGTATGTGGAAAGGCGTGGAAGTATCCGAGGCTGTACGGGCGCTGATTGATAACTCTCCCGACACTGACCTTGCGGTGAGTGAGGGCGTGGTATTCGAGCCTAAGTCCAAGCGGTACTACGGTTGCCTATGGGTGAATGGTGAAGATCGGTTCTCATGGATTGAGGATTTCGGTGAAACGTCACCTTGGGTCACTGGTCGATACACAAAGGTAGCCGGTGAGGTGCGTGGTCGTGGGCCTGCAATGCAGTGTCTGCCCGATGTGCGCAGTCTGAACAAGGCCAAAGAGTTCGTATTGCAGAAGGCTGCTATCGACCTTGCAGGTATGTACACAGCTACCGATGACGGTGTGACCAATCCCTACAACCTGACCATCGCACCGGGTGTAGTCATTCCAGTGGGGTCGAACAACACCAGTAACCCGTCAATCATGCGTCTGGATACGGGCACCAACCTAGGACTAGCACAGTTCGAGATCACTGAACTGCAAAACTCCATCAAGTTGGCGCTATTCAACGACTTGAGAGATCCTACCGGGCCTGTCCGTACAGCTACCGAGATAGCCATTGAGAGCAGAGAGCTAGCCAAGCGCATCGGTTCTGCCTTTGGACGGCTACAAACAGAGGTCTTGATACCCATTCTCAAGCGGGTGGTATCTATCCTGATGCGTCGCGGGCTAATCATGCCGATCCAGCTAGACGGTAGGGACGTAGACGTTAAGTTTACCTCTCCTCTCGCTCGTGCTCAGGATGGTGAGGACTTGTTGTCACTCCAGCAGGCGGTGCAGTTCGTTGCCAATAACGCCGGGCCTGATCTGATTGCTACGTCATTCAAGATCGAGGACTTCGGAAGCTACGTTGCACAGAAAACCGGCATGGCATCCGAGCTAGTCCGCAGTGATACGGAGAAACAACAGGCTATCCAAGCCGGAGCGCAGCAAGAGATGGCACAACAGCCCCAGATGCCCCCAGAATCGCCTCAGCTGCAGGTTGTTGAATGAGTTGGCAGAACATAGAGGGTAGGAATGAGGACGCTCACAAGGCTTCTGCGGAGGTCAGAGAGCGTTTCTCTGAATTAACGAAGGCATATAGTCGGTGTTTTTCTACCGAAGACGGGCAAAAGGTGGTGGAGGATCTGACGCGGAAGTTCCTGCTAGAAAACTCCACAGACCTTGGCGCAAGGAACGTGGAATACGAGGCTGCCTATCACAATGGTGAGGCGGGAGTCATTCGTATGATCGTTCACTACATACAGCAAGCGGAGAAGGTATGAGCGAAGTGGAACAATTGGAAGAAGTGGAAGAAGTGAAGCCCAAGAAACGGGCAACCAAGAGCAAGATCGAAGTGGTTTGCTCTGAACCCGAGTACCTGAAGAAGATTAAGTTTGATATGGAGTGGCTGCAAAAGATCGGCACTCAGTACGGTATTGATCGGTTCGAGTACATACACAAATTCAGGGCGTTTCGTTGCTGCAAGTCCGGTCAACACGTTGATTGGGTGGATGTAAACGATGTCGCGCTGTTAAACGGTGAGCGGAGACTGGTACAGATCCTTCTCAAGCACCAACCTGTAAGCCCCAAGCGGGCGGTAATTAACTATCCTTGGAGATAAGAATGTCAGAGGCCGTTGAAAACGACACCCTTGAAAGCAATGAACCTACGTCCCTTGTGGATGCAGCAGAACCCACACTCTCTGAAGGTGAGTACTTCTTAACGGAAGGAATCAAGGGTACTGGTGACACGCCCGAGTGGTACAAGGCAGAGAAGTATAAGTCCGTGGCTGACCAAGCCAAGGCATACACAGAATTAGAAAAGAAGTTCGGCGGCTTTACCGGTGCCCCCAAAGATGGATACGCCATACCAGAGGGAGTGGAGCAAGGCGACGAACTAATGGACGCGCTCAAAGGCTTTGCCGAGAAAACCAACATGAATCAGGACTCGTTCAACGAGGCTTGGGATCTGTTGATTTCTCAGAGCGAGGCGGTAGAGGAAGTATCTGCCGAAATGGAGATGCAGCGTCTAGGTGATAACGCTCCCGAGCGGGTAAAGACTGTTGAGCAGTTCATGAAGAACAACCTCGACAGCGATACCTACGAGAAGGTGCGCTATGCGGTTAACAGCGCGGAGTCTATCGAACTGGTAGAGGCGCTAATCGGCGCTACGGCTCCGGCCAAGCTACCTATCGACGGACACATCGAACCCGGCGGCCTGACATGGGGCGATATTGAGGTTGAGATGTTCAAGAAAGACGAGAACGGACAGCTACTTAGGTCGGTTGATCGCAACCATGAAGCTAAAATTCAGCGAATGATGAAAGAATTTGGTGGTGATAAGCCATATTCGCAGACATTTGGCTAAATTTATTATTGACAAACCTGTATTTGTGGTATCTTAACAAGGTCGGATACCCCATTTGGGCCTGACAGATTTAGGTTAAGGACTGACCGATCTGTCGGGTACTCAGTTTAAGACCTTAGAGTGAGAGGCAATCACGCCTCGTTAAATTAATTTTGACAACTTTGAGGACTTAGTAATGTCAAAGAATCTATCCGCTGTCGCGGTAACCGAGTTTGACAGTATGGTCAAACATGCCTATCAGGGCATGGGCTTGCTGAAGAACGCGGTAACGCTGCGTAATAATGTAGTAGGTGATACCTACAAATTCCGTCGTATGGGCAAAGGTCTTGCCAACCAGAAGTCTACTTCTGATCTGGTAACTCCAATGGACGTGGGCCATGAGTTCAAGACTGCCACATTGGCAAACTGGAACGCTCCTGAGTACACGGACATCTTTGATGCCGCCGAGGTTAACTTCGATGAGAAGCAAGAGCTTGCTTCAACCATCGCTGGTGCCTTGGGCCGTCGTTGTGACCAATTGGTTATCGACGCTATGGACGGCTCTACCCCTCTCACCACTGCTGTCGCTGCTGGCGGTACTAACCTGTCAATGGAGAAAGTTATCTCCGCACAGGTAGAGCTGCGCGATCAAGGCGTACCGAACACTGAGTTGTTCGCCGCCATTGAAGCTGGTGGTCTGGGCGGTTTGTTGAATGATGAGAAAGCTACTTCTGGCGACTATCAAGCTATCAAGGCTTTGGTTGCTGGTGAAGTTAACACTCTTGTGGGCTTCCAGTTCATCATCATCGAAACTCGCACCGAGGGTGGATTGACCGAAGCGGCTAACGTCGTTGACTCATGGTTCTTCCAGCGTCCTGCTGTTGGCCTAGCCATCGGCATCGACATGAAGACCGAAGTTAACTGGATCGCTGAACGTACTGCTTGGTTGACCAACGGTATGCTGAAAGCTGGCTCTGTCGTTCGCGACGAGGGTGGTCTAGTTAAAGTTCAATACGACAAGACCGCATAAGGAGGATCTCTCATGGCTTTTGATTACAGCAAACTTTCCCGCATTGGTGGGATGGGCGATGCTCAGAAGGTGTACTCGTATGCCTCTGTTGACTCTATCGCCACGGTTACTGGTACGGATTACTTCCTGCCAGCAATCAACGAGTTGCAGGTCAATGACGTTATCTTCGTAAGTGATAGCGACGCTGCGGCTGTTACCGTTACGTTTGTAAAGACGAACGACGGCAGCACGATTGACTGTGCATCTGGTACGGCGCTAGGCGACGCCTAGTTTGGGTGGGGGGTTTCGGCCCCCCGCTCTTTTTTTGAGGATAAGATATGGCGAGTAAGATCGACCTAGTAAGTAACGCGCTGATCCTTATTGGTGATTCGCCTATTAACACGCTAGACGGGAACACTCGTGCCCAGCAGGTTGGGTCTAACCTGTACGACAACATTGTAAAGTTTGAACTGACCAAACATCGGTGGGGGTTTGCCCGTAAGAAGGCCCAACTTTCACTAACGACCGATGTCCCTGCAGATCCTGAGTGGCAATCTATCTACCAACTGCCATCTGACCTTCTGGTACTTATCAAGTTATACCCCAACACCGGCTATCAAGTGTATGGCGACAAGGTATATACCAATGGTAAGTCCGCTCTGTACTGCGACTACATATATGACGTACCTGAGAGTGAGTGGCCTGTTTACTTCTCGAAGATGATTGAGTACGCATTAGCCAAGGACTTCGCTACGAGCGTCAGGGACAGCGTTTCTGCAAGGGGAGAGATGGCTGCGGAGTACCTGAATGCGTCCCGTATGGCGCGTTTTACGGACTCTCAGCAGCATCCACAGACGAGGATACACAGCAACCCGTTCACAAATGTGAGGTACTAATGGCTTTCGACTTCGAGTCATTCAGTCGCCACGGCGGAACTACTCCCTCACCCTCTTGGTGGACATACCAAACGTCTGATACATGGGACGTTGTGCTGAGTGATGGGTACTTCAACACCGCATTTACTTCTGTAAACGTAAACGACTTTATCGTTGTCCGAGCTAGTGTTACCACGTTTATGTGCCGAGTTACGGCGGTAGGCATTCGGACTGTTACTGTGGTTCGTGAGGACTTCGTAGCAGCCACGGGCATTGGTAGTGCTACGTTTGCTTCTACTGTTGACGTTGTACCGGCTCAGGCGGACACGGCATATCAGGTGCCGTTCAATACAGCTGTCACTAATAGCGGCGGTATCACTTTGAACCCATCTGACAACACCAAGATTGAGTTCGCAGAGGGTGGTACGTACCTGATTACCGGCAACATCCAGCTATTTAGCAACTCGGCATCATCAAAGGTGTTTTATTTTTTTCCTAGTATTAACGGGGTCACTACCGGCACCAAGTCTGCGAGATACACTCTCCATGAGAATAGTTCATACAAGAGCATTGGGGTTTCCTCAGCCCTAACATTGGCTGCTGGTGACTACATTCAGGCTAATTACGCTGCAAGTGACACGAATGCGTGGATGGATGCGGCTGCTGCTACGGCATTTGCACCAGCTACTAACGCTATTCAGATCTCTATTATTAAGTTTTAAGATGGCTAAGACACGATTCATACAGTCTAGTTTTGTAAGCGGTGAGCTTAGTCCTCTACTGAAGGGTCGTATTGACCTTGCCCAGTATTATCAGGGCGTACAGACCGCGAAGAACGTGGTTATCGTGCCTCAAGGCGGGATGAAGCGTCGGCCCGGTACCGAGTATGTGCAGACTGTTCTCAACACCCTTACTCGCAATACTACGGTTGCCACAGCGCCCAATGGTGGAACGGCTGCCAGCGTAAATGATGGCAACGATGCAACGGTATGCACCACCACTGTAGGTATATCCACGACAAACCCGTATGTGGTTTGTAAGTTCGACTTAGGATCTGCCACAGCGGTAGAGTTTTTTGACGTTAGGAACGTGTTTCTGTCTGCTGGTACGTCTAGCGAGTTCAAGATCCAGTATTCAACGGACGATGTGACCTACACTAACGCGGCTAGTGTCCCGCTGCTGGGCGTATCCTCGCAGGATTTTCGGTTATTTGTAGGCAAGACGGCTAGATACTGGCGATTGGCTAGAATCGGCTCTACTGATCTAACTACTTCTGTGGTTTCGGTGGGTACGGTTGCGCCGATTGAGCAGACTGCTACGGAATCTAACTTCAAGATGTTGGATTTCAGCGTGGAGGATGACCGGCACTACCTGTTAGTACTGACTGAGAACAACATTCGCGTATTCCGCGCACCAAATACTCATGTGGCGGACATAAAGACCACTATCGCGTCCGCTGATGTAAACGAAGTTAGAGATACGCAGGTAGAGAATGTGATGCTGTTGTTCCAAGAGGACACGGTTCCACAGCGATTGATTAATTTAGGCACTGACACTGATTGGTTTGTTGATGACGTGCCGTTTACCAACGTGCCTCAGTACGATTACAGCGATTCATCTAGCCCCACGCCCGTCAATGATGTGCAGGTTATGACACTTACCTCCTTTGTTGCTGGTGATAAGTTCCAGATAGACATAGAGGGAGTGGTATCCAAGAACATTACGTTTGCTGGTGACGCTACTGCGGACGAGCAGGCGGCTACTGTTGCAAATATCCAACGCAATATCCAAGAAATGCCGGTGATGGGTGAGACAGGCGTGACTGTTGCCCGTACTGGTGCCGCTCAATACTCCATCACAGCGGGTGGAGAGTCGGCAAAAGACTTTGAATTGTACGCGGCCTTCGCTACTACAGGCACTGCAAGCAAGACTATCGCCTTTGCCAAGTCTGCAAACGGTTCTCCACGGCGCGAGGACGTGTGGTCGGCTACCCGAGGCTACCCCAAGACAGCATGTTTCTATGAAGGACGGTTGGTTCTTGGCGGTACTCGGTCTAAGCCACAGTCTTTGTTCTTCTCCAAGTCTGGATCGTTCTTTGATTTCGACATTGGCGACGGCGATGATGACGAAGCAATCTTTGTGACTATTTCATCCCGCAAACTGAACGACATTGTTGACGTGTTTCCCGGTCGCAATCTGCAGGTATTCACTTCTGGGGCTGAGTTTGCAGTTATTAGCAAGCCGGTTACACCATCAAGTGCCCAAGTTGCACCACAAACGTCACACGGTTCTCTAAACGTAGAGACTCAGGACGTAGACGGCTCCACTATCTTTGTGGATCGTAACGGTAAGTCCATTAGAGACTTTGTGTTCT